CGCCCATTTCATAATAGGCATCAGGAAACGGTTTGGTTCCTGTAAAGTTGGTAGTTGCTAAATTCCAATTGGTTTTTTTAGGTGTTCCACTACCAGTATAGTAAATACGATAGTCAGTTGTATCAGCTACAGGGCCGGGAACAACATCTACATCAGTTGTCCACTCAAGCCAAACTTTATCACCCGTACTTGTTTTTTCAAGCTGATATATAGTCTGAACCCCAGACTGGCCGAGTGTGTATACAGAAACTGCTTTACGCCAAGGACGAATTTCTCCGGACTGTAACTTTGCGTTTGATGCTGTTTGCGCTTGGTTTGGCGAAAGCTCGGTTGGGCTGATACGGGGGGCGATCCCTGAAAACTGTTCTAATTTAATGGTAGTCATGACCGCCCCGTCCCTTTACTCAGTGAATGTAGGAATTTCAAGCGTATCCGCGGCAGCAGCTTCTTCTTTTTTGCGGGGTTTTTTGATTGAGTTTTCTTGAATCTTGTCAGCCATTGCCTTGCCCTCGTCGGTCAAGCTGAATACGCCATCGCTTTCCAAACGGCCAACTATACGGCGGTCAGCCATCATACCAATAATAATATTACCAGCGCAAATTTCTGCACCAGTGGCTTTCATAAATTGTTCAAAACTGATTGCCATAATTTTTCCTTATGCGTAGGCACGGGTGCCTGATTTATCAATGATCAATGCCATGTTTCTTGGCTTTTGACCTTCTTCATTCGGAATTGAGACATGAGTCCAGCGGTCAAATTCCCGAATAACTTGATCATAATGCAAACCAGCTGCAATAATTGTTTTTACAACTTCGTCAGGAGTTAATCCTTTGACACGAATATCGGCTGCACAGCCTCGTCGATGTTGTGATTTGTCCGAACTGCCCACTGCTCGGTTGACTTCTGCACTACGGAACGCACTATTCACGATGATGGTCTTGTCGCCCAAAACTTCACGCACTTGTTCTAAAAATGCAGCGAGACGTACCAAATTTGCCAGCTCTGCGTCGTTGGGGGTATTATCAAACTCACGGTGATCAGTGTAAGTCAATTCTTCTAAAGTGAAGTTTTCTGATAAGTTCATGGTTTACCTTTCAGGGTTTGGAGGGCTTCGTTGTAGAGGGCAATACAGGTATTGAGCTTTCTGATTGCGGCGTCTCCTTCGTCTGTGATGGCGATAAGAGATTTAGCAGTCGCTGTGTCAAGTTCGGCTGATGTTGTTCCAACGTCACTTCCGGTGGTAACGGGGGTATCTGCGGTGGTTGATAAGGCGCAGGTTGTTTTGACAGGAACCCGCAACTTGAAAGTACCAGAGTCAAGGGAAGAATATAACTTTTGGGTTTCAAGTTTTGCATTTTGATTTGCTTTCATCAATTTAGTGGATTGAATAGTTACAGCAGCAATAAGTGCTTGTTCTTTTTGTCTGGCTTCGGCATTGAGCTTGGCAATTTCCAGTTGCTGTCGGCCAACTTCGTCTTGACTACCTTTGTAATACCCACCGCCAAAAGATGAGCAGATAGCCATCAAGATAGCCAACAGCACCCACGGATTAAACAGGCTTATCATCTTCAACTTTCAGCATAGCGTCAGTCTTATCTTTGCTTGACTTGCTTGAGCCATAAAAGAATGAAATGATTGTGGCTACTGCTGTACCCAGCAAGAACCCAAGGATAATATTGGCAAAGTCTCTACCGCCTTCGGGCAATATGATAAACGTTACACAGAAAAAATAAAAAACAGAAGTGGTAGCCCAAAACCACGCATACCAATAAATAAAGTGAGCAGCTGTTTTATCGTTAGGGTCTATTGGTGTTTGCATCTCGTTTTTCCTTTTCAACTTGGCGTCTTAACCGTTCAATTTTTTCAAGCTGTGCTTTAGTTTCATGTTTGGCGTCTAGGATGTCCAAGTACAACATCCCCCCCAATGGTAATAGAAAGGCAATCAGTACACAACAAGCAACCCACCCCATGATTTCTTCCCCTATTTTTTGATGTACAGAAACCACATCCATATGTACAGAAGAAAAATCGCTGTCCCTGCTAGGTATGCTTCTTTTAACAGGAACTGTTTTTTTGCTTCCCTGCGTTGCCACAATCTGTACCTTTCCTTGGCTTCCTCCTTCAGTCTTGCGTTTTCTTGTTCTTGCTTAATGATATCCCGCATTTCAAACACTTTGGAATACAAGGCCCCCATCTCAGGCGGGCTCTGATACACCATCATTTCCCTGATCGTTACTTCCAATGCCGCCATCTGGTCTTGTGCCATGACCCTTTTTAGGGCGGCTTCCATCAGATTGGCGTTGGGGTCATAGACGTTTTTAGACTTTTCTTCCTCAGCCCTTATGTGGTCGGCAAGTTGTTCTTGTAATTTGAAAAATTCTGTAAGCTGGCTGACGATGTCTGCCATGACTTTGGTTTCGTCAACGGCAACAAAGGCTTTCTTTTTCGCCAAAGGCTTGGGTGCGGCTTGGGTGGTGGCGGGGTTTCCGCCAAACATTTTTGCCAGTTTTCCCCAGAAGCCATATATTTCTTTACCAATCCCAACAGCTTCGTCCACAGTAGCTTTGACTTCCATGAAGGAAACCTTGGCTTGCTTATATAACTCACAACCTTCCTTGATGGCTGCGACACAAGCGTTGGCTGCAAAGAGGATGCTGATTGGGTCAATTTTTATTATCTTCCAATAATATGTTTTTTTCTTGTATAAGTAACTGCGTAGGGGTTGCTGTACTTAATTCAATTTTTAATGGGTTAGCATTTCCAACAAGAATATTTGCTTCAGGTGGTATTAACCCTATTTTTTGTAAAGCCTCAAAAGCGCCGGGGTATAGCATTGCGTTTCTTAATTTGGCAGGACTAGGATGGCCCGTAGCTAAAAGCTCTGCATGTATTTCTCTTGCCACCCATACAGTAAATTCATTGGCCGCATTAACTTCAAACATTTGTTCATCCGTATAACCGGGTATTCTGGTTGGCTCAACAATTTCATATAACTCAGCAAGAAGTTTGTTTAGTATCTCTATTTCTTGTCTATTGAGTTCAAATGCTTCTTGTTCTGTTTGTTTAAAAGATTCGATTTCAATTAATTCTGCTTGGGCAAGCGTAACTAAATGTTTAGACGCGCCGACTTTTTTTAGATGTTCAATTTCTTCATGCTTGGCTTGATATTTCAATGCAGCTACGCGTTCAAGCACAGCGGCACGAATGCGGCCTTCAAGAAAACCTTTAAGCGTTTTTATTTTTTCCCAAGGTGTATTGCCTTCAACTTGATAGCGATAATTAAATTCCGAATTAAATTTTGATGGCATTATTTTTCCTTTATGTCAATGAAAAACCACAAGCAGATGGCCAAGCTCTGCTTGAAGCACTAGATATTGCAGTATCTGTAGCAAACACTCCAGTACTAGATATTAAATTCTTTAATAAATAACCAGTACCACCAGTTCGATTAACACCAAATCCAATAATGCCTTTATCCCCACCATAATTACATCCTGCGGGTTTCCATCTTGCTGTATTGGTTGTAATAACATCTCCTATTACTACACCTGTATTTGCTATTGTATTTGTTATTGCTACAACATCAGAACCTGCATATCCATATGCAAATATTCCTTTATCACCCCCGTAACTGGCCATAGCTCCTGAAGCTCTGGCAGTTCCAACTGCCGCAACATCTGAACCCATAACCCCAGTGTTGGTTACTATATTGGTTAGACCTACAACAGAACCTGTAGTACCAAACCCAAAAATTCCTTTATCTAAACCAATGCGACAGGCCGCAGGGTAAGACCTACCAGCAGTTACACCAGTAACATCTGAACCAATAACTCCAGTACTTGTTACTAAATTTGTTATTGAGTAATAAGTAGTAGAAGGGTAAAAAACAAAACCAAAACCAAATATACCTTTATCTTTACCATATCCACACGCACTTAAGTAAGCTCTAGCTGTTCCTGACGTTGATACATCTGCTGTTAATACTCCAGTATTGGACACTAAATTTCTATTATTTGTTGCTACTGTATTTGAACTCCAACCAAAACCAATTATTCCTTTATCTCCACCATATGTAGTAGCGGCTGTTGCATCTTTTGCTGAAGCTACAGTACTATTATCTGTACCTACTACCCCAGTATTTGAAACAATATTAGTTGAAGAATAAAAAGAAGCGCTAGCCCCCGGAACAGAACCAAGAGCAAAAATTCCCTTTTGGGTAGGAGCTGGTTTAGAAGTTACCCCAACTAAAAAATAATTAGGAGCGCCAAACATTATGCCATCGCCTGTGCGTAAGTACCATACCAACTTGTTCCATTTGAAACAAATGAAAATATATCTACTGCAGATGCTGTTGCACTAACCACTGGGGGGGTACCATAAGTCCATTTAACCCCAGTAAATGTTGCTGTTGTCATATTTACTGATGCTTGAGTAAGAATTAAAATGAATGACTTGCCTGCTGTTGTTACAGTAGGCATAGTAAATGTGCAAGGTGTGCCGCCCGTCAATGACGCTGTTAATATAGTTCCAGTAGTAAGCGAAAGTGTGCTTGTCGCACCAACAGTTCCTAGCGATTGCACTGTTTCAACATAATTTGTAACCGTAGGGTTAGTCAATGTTTTATTTGTAAATGTTTCTGTTCCAGCTAAAGTAGATACAGTACCTGTAGTTGGAAGTGTAATTGTAGTAATACCAGAAATTGTTATTGTTGTTGCATAAGGGCCAGAAATTGCAAAAGTACTTGAAGCGTTATTGTTTACCCCAGTACCTCCGCTAGAAGGCGGTAAAAGGCCTGCGCTAAAAGTGGGCATATTGCCAAATGTATTAGCACCAGTAAAACTATTTGTTCCAGAAAACGTAGTGTTGCCGGAAAGTGTATTTGTTCCAGCAAGTGTAGTAGCACCATTAAATGTATTTGTATCAGTAAACGTATTTGCACGATCTTGTGTGACAAAATTTGTCAATGCAGCAGCAGTTACACGAAGTTCAAGTTTGTCAGCAGCAGCATAGGCCCGTGCTGAAGTACCCTCTTGCGCACGAACTGCGGTTAAAGTATCACTTACCCGAGCAGTAATTTTTACAATTTCGAGGTTATTACTAGAATCAACCAGTGTGGCATAAAAATAATCACCGGTGCCAAGCGAAGGAAAAAGTGCTCCTTGCCCAGTTGTTACGGTCAAGCTAACTGACGATGCTGAAATTGATGCCGCAAGTTGCGCTGACGCGTTATTGGTAAATTTTAATGCCATGATCTATCTTTCAAGTTATGTTGTTGGGTCAAAGCTGTTTTTTCCTTAGTTTGTCGTGATTTTACTTTAGAAGAGCAAAAAAATTACCAATAAATAAGATTATCCACTTTTACCACGAAGTAATTATTATCAAGCCATCACCACCATTTCCGCCCCTGCCGCCTGTTGTGCCAGTGAATCCGCCACCGCCACCGCCACCGCCAGAACCATAAGCGCCCTTACCTCCTGCGCCGCCTGAATCGGATAATGTTCCTGTTGCCCCCGCTCCTGCACCGCCACCACCAGAGCCGCCTCTAAACAACATCATTTTAGGTATTAATTGATAACCATTTGATCCATCTTGTCCCGCCCCTCCTCCAGCAGAACCGCCACTAGCAGCAACGCCGTTAGATATATTTGGCGGAGGCGAAGTGATAGTTTGTTGCCCGCCAGTTCCGCCCGCAGAACTTGCTGATCCATATCCCCCGCCGCCAGCACCTCCAGATGCAATTGCGCCTGTTGTTGGAAAAATAACACTTGACCCGCTACTTCCAGCAGTACCGCCACCAGCACTGCCAGTTTGGCCTGCATTGCTAATAGACCCTGCGGATGTTGCAAAAAATGATCCTAATGAAGCAAGATTAACAAGTGATATTGATGAAGCAGCACCCGCCGCTCCAGCAGTACCGCCAGCAGAGGCGCTGCCCACTGCTCCCAAGCCACCCGCCGATGCAGAGCAAATTACAAAATTAGCTGTAGTAGCAGTTGCAATTGAAACATAAGAAGCTACTCCCGCTGTGCCAGAAGAACCAGCAGCTCCCCCTGCGCCACCATATCCAAGTTGGACATATAAATTGTCAGGTAAATCAGCGGCTATAAAAAATGAGCTTGCAAAAGCACCACCGCCACCGCCACCGCCACCGCCAGCAGCGCCTACAGCTCCCCTAAAACCACCACCACCCCCACCACCAGCACCAAGCGCAAATATATGAATAAAAGTTGCGCCTCTAGGTTTTGTCCAAAGCTGAAATCTTTGAGTCGAAGTTGAATTGGCATTGAAAATCTGTTGATTTACTTTTTGATTAGTTGGTAAATTGTTAAAGTCAAGCATATTTCACCACGAAGTAATTATTACTAAGCCATCACCACCATCACCACCTAAACCACCGCCACTTGCAGAAGCACCAGTAGAACTGCCGCCACCGCCGCCACCTCCGCTGCCGTAAGAACCTTTTCCGCCTTTTCCGCCTATATCAACTGGTGAAATAGATGTATTATTCCCAGCGCCGCCACCGCCTAAACCACCTATAAAATATGTTAAATTAGGCACTATTTGATATCCATTTCCACCATCTCCGCCCGTTGTATTAACGGTGTCACCACCAGAGCC